CGCCGCTCCACCGAATCGATCGAATATGTGCGGTCGAACGCAGTCCCGGTGCCCTGAAGCAGAATCTGCTGGCCCGGTGCCAGTGACAGTTCCCCCGGCATCTCGGCCACGATCACCCGCTCGTGCTGGGTCAGCTCCGCCAGTCGCTGCTGCGCCAGCTTCAGCGCCACATCCGGCGTGAGATTGGGTGCGATATAGACATAGCTTTGCGACGTTCCACCCGCCCCGCTCGCCTGGTTTGCAGACGCCGTCTGCACGTAGCACTGTGCGGCTCGGCTGTGCCAACTCTTTACCGTTACCTCGATGCCTTGCGCCAGCGTCAGTGACCGCTCCAGGTGCAGCGCGCTCAGCTCCGCCATCTGCAGTACCGTCGGTAGTACCGACGGTACTGTCGCACGGAAATGCAGCGTCGTTCCTTGCACCCACACGCTGAACCCTTCGTATTGCGCCAGCGTCACCAGCAGGTCCCACTCCGTAGTCGCCCGCGCGAATCCGTCCAGCACGAGGCTGTCGTGCTCAAGTTCCCAATAGCGTCCCACCGGGGTGGTCGTGGCCTGCACATCAGCCGACAACCCATGTCGCCCTGCCAGAGTTGTGGCAACGTCGCTCGACGTCTGGTTGGCGAAGGTCCCCTGCGCGCGCGCCTCGATCAGTTCCGCGCTCAGGTCACGCCCGGTCAGCCGCACCGCATCACCGAGCAGATCGATCTCGACCGAGTCCGCCCCGCCATGCAGCAGGTTCACATAGTCGCCACCGAGCGAGACCGCGATATCGATCAGCACGTCGTCCTGATCGGCCCACCATGCAGCGCCCCGCGTCGGGTCGGCCGACAGCGCCAGTCCTAACCGGAAGCGATCTGCAGCAAAGTGGCTGTTGTTCAGTACCTCCGCCTCAAAAGCACCTGGCACGAAATCGCCATTAGCCAGCACGCGTAGCCGCGGATAGCGCACCGCCACAGACGGATCGAGCAGACTACTATTGAGTTGCAACGCCACCCCCCGCCGAAGGATCGGTGGCCGGGATGTTCAAGGTCACCAACCCCGTCAGCATCGGATCGGCCAGCCCGTTCGCCTGGGCGATGCGGATCCACTGCGTGGCGTCGCCAAGTTGCTGCGCGGCTACTTGGAACAAATTGCCGCCGGTCACCGTGATCGTACGCATGGCCCCTCACGTATCCGCGTTCGCCAGGTTCGTCACAGCCCGGCCCACATAGCCGCGCACGGCCGTCAGCGCCGCGAGTTGCCCGGCCAAATTGGTGGTCGTGTCCAACCCCGTGGCATCCGACACCGACACAGTACCGAGCTGCCCCTCGGTTCCCGTAATGCCGGTGTCGATCTGCTGCGACGCTCTCGCCAGATCTGCACGCGCGCTGGCATAGGCGCTGCTCCCGGGCTGCGTTGCCTGGGCGGGGGCAAGCGAACCGATCACCCCGCCGAGCGCCACCGTGCTATCGAGACCCTGCGCGCTGGCAAGATCGCCCAGCACACTGGTGGCCAGCGACACCGTGGCCTCCACGGCCGCCGCCGTCTCGTCGCGCACGACCTTGCAGGTAACGCGGTAGGGAATCCAGTTGGAACGTGTGTAGTCCGCATCGAAGCGAGCGATCACCACGGTGTAGAAGAACCATTCCCAGGTCAGCGACCAGGAACCGCCCTCCGCCCGCATTAGGTCGAGCGCCCGCGCCCGCACCGCCGCGTCGTCGCCGCTGAACACGCCCGACCACACGATGTCGGAATCGTCGCGGCCCAGCGAATCGATCACCCGTACCCCGCCGGGAAGGTTGTGCACGGTCAGTCGCTGCTGGCCGCCCCAGCGCACCCGCTCCGGCAGCTCGAAATCCTGAAACAGGATCGGTCCCAGCAGCAATACGCCCTCGGCCATCGCTCAGCTCCCCACCATTCATGTCCCGTGCAAGGAGCCGGGCCAGGCCGGGCCCAGCCGTGGATCGAATCCCGTCATCCCGGACTGCGGACGATCGACGTCCCGCGCCAGCCGGTCTGACATCCAGCGTCCGACCCGGGCGCCGTCCAGAAACACGTCACCCTGCGCCGGTCCCGTGGATGTTGCCGCGGCCACTGGGGCCGCTGGCATTTGTGCGTCCGAAGCTGTGGTCGGCGCCCTCGGCGGTACCGCCTCCCAGGCGGGCGGCCGGAACGGCTCACGCACCACGAGCGGTGCCCGCCGGGTCTCGCGCTGATCCTGGGCCGGCATCGAAACTGACCTGCTGTCCGGCCCCTCGGGCGTCTCCGGCACCGCCACCGCCGGCAGTTGGCTGGCCGGAGATGCCGGTGCATACCGCGCGTAGCTCGGCGGCGACACGGCCTTCACCGTCACCACCGCCGGTGCCGACGCCTGCCCGCGCCCCGGCGGCATCGCGCCCTGGCGCGCTTCCACCACCACACGGGCGGGCTGTTCGGGTGCCACCGGCGACCGCAGCGCCTTCTCCAGCGGGCCGGCAACGCGCCCGGCCAACGACATACGCGGCATGGCGGGCGCTACAGCCATGATCGCCTGCAGCGGCCTGAAAGCAGCTGGCGGAGTCGCCGGCATAGACGTCTCCCGCCGGCGTCCTGCCTCGGCATCGGGGGCTGCCGTCTTCTCCGCCATGGCAAGACTGTGTACGGCCGGACCAGCCACACCGGCGCCCGCCGGTGCCGCCAATCCGCGCCCGCCCCCGACCCCACCCAACTGCGATAATGTCCGTAGCCGCACGGTCGTTGCTGTCAATGCCCGATCGTAGGCCGCCAGGTCATCCTTCAGAGCTGCGATGCCGGACGAAACGCCGTTCTCCAACACTAGTCGGATGCCGATTTCGTAGGCGTCGTCCATCACACCCCCCGGAGCGCATCGGCAACCGCCGCGCCAACCGCTACCGCCACGTACTCGGCATGCGCTGCAGCCACTGCCGCCAGCACGGGAGCCGGCGGTATGCCGACATCGCCGTTCTCGCGCCGCCGCAGCGCCGGCGAACGCCACCCGACCAGCGCCTCCGTCCTGGCCGCCTGCACCTCACCGCCAGCCGCTCCGGCCTCACCCGCCGCCACCGCGATTGCTTCGGCCTCCGCCGCCAGCGCCGCCTTCGCCACGAGACCTTGGTCCAGCCGCGCCAGTTGCCGCATCAACTCGCGCCCCGTCTGCCCGCGCAACATCATGGCCGTTCCTTCCACCGCATGGAGACGAAGTCGAACTCGCCGCCCCCGAGTGTCCCGAGCGCGACCACCCAGGCCAGGCGCTCGTCCGCCGGCAGGCTGAACGCCACGTCGAAGGGCACCCCGTTCCGGACCAGGTAGAGGCAATCCACCAGATCGGGGTGCCGACTCAGTTTCCCGCCAGTTCTCCGTTGGGCGATGGCGCCGAGCCGTCATCGAGCGCGGAGCCCACGGCCGCCAACCCGTCATCGCCCAGCCGCGCCACCAGTGCCTCGACCTGCCCCTCGGTGACGGGTGGAGGCACCGGTACGTCATCCAGCGCCGCTACCGAGCAGGCCAGCAACGCCATTCCGAGCCAGGGCTGATTCTGCGACAGCACCGGTCCGGCCGCCTTGAACAGCCGCAGCTTGTCCAGTGCAGTCAGCCGCCGCAGCGACAGCACGCGCCCACGCGAGTCAGTCACGGCCGGCGCTGCCTGCGCCGCCGCCACCAGCCGCGCCGACGGCGTCTCGAACGCCGCCTGCCGCTCCATCACACGCTCGTCCGTCGTGCGGCGAAGAACTCAAGCCGCTGCTTCACGCTGGAGTCGCCCTTCCACGTGCCGGCCTGCGCCAGCTTGAACACCGCCCCGGTGTACTGGTAGGTGCTGGTCGAGCCATCCGTCTCGTTGACGTACTGATAAAGTGTGCCCGCCGGCACTGCCGAGCCGGCAAAGAACGCAGCTTCGGCCTGGGCGATAAAATCATCCACCGCCGACGATCCCCGCTCCACCTCGAAATGGCCTTCCCACCCCTTGGGCAGTTCGGCCGCCATTTGGGTACCGTCGATGCGGTCGATCCGCACCGGCGCCGTTAACTGCCGGCTGTCGAACGCTGTCACATAGGTCAGGTCGATTCGACCGTACGGCCCCATCACCACCAGTTGGCAGTCGCGACCGACCGAAAAGTTCGTGCTCGTCACCGTGCCCTCCTTTACGCCGCCGACGCGCCGGACGCATTGGCCTGCGACTGCTGCGTCACCGTGACGGTCTGGCCGCCTTCGATGTTGACGATGAACTTCTCGTTAATCGCCTGGTACTGAATCTGCGCATCGGACTGCACGTAGCCTAGTCCGGTCCGGTTCGCCGGATTGTTCGAGGTGTCGCAGATCACGCTGAACGGCAGGTTGCTATCGGTGCTGCCGAGCATGCCCTGCGACAGCATTCCTTGCAGGAAGCTGAGCTGAGTGGCACGGATCTGCTGGAACAACGTGGTGTTGACCACCTGTCCCACATACTGCCCCATTCCGGCAGCCAGCGTAGCGGCGATATAGTTGGTCAACCGCGTGTAGTTGTCACCATTGATGGCGGCGTTGGACGAGCTGTTGTGACCACATCGGACGCCCCAATAGTATCCGCCGGGCTGAGGGTTCGAAATGACGTCGATGCCGGCCTGGAACAGCGCCTGCAGGTCCGCGCTGGCGTAGGTGTTCATCTGCCCCGACCCCGGTGAGCCTGACTTTTGGCTGCCCACCACGCTGTAGATCGGCTTGTTCAGGCTCGACTGCTCCGGCGAAAGATTGGCCAGCCGCCCGGCCACGAAACCCTGCGGCGAAACCAGCCGTAAAATGGCGTTCACCTGGTCATTCCACCATAGCCAGTCACCAAACATCAGCTTGCAGGCATAAGAGTCCAGGCCGGCGGACTGCATCGTCGCGACTGCGTTGGTGATGGTATCGCCGCTCGGCCCGGTCAGGATCATGTAGATCCCCTCGGACAATCCGAACGACTCCTGCGTGGTCCATTGCGTCGAATTGTCCGCGTCGGCCAGCACGGCAATGCTGCATCCCTGCCCACGTAGCGCATACATGCCCAGCCGCGGCAACTGATCCACGCCCACCAGGTTGCTCGCGCTCACATTCGCACCATCGGTTCCGGGCTGGCCGGTCACGAAGGTAAAAGTGAATGCATACGGCGCCGCCCCAGTCGCGTTAGCATTCGCCACCACAATCTGGCTTGGCCCACGCTGCGGTCCCAGCCCGCCATTCACCGCTGCCGCAAGGTTTTGCCAGAAAGTGGCTCCGGTACCGCCAATATTGTCGAACAATTCGATTGGTCCGCCGGGCAGCGACACCACCAGCCGCCACGTTCCGGCTTGTGACCCAGTCGTGAGCGCCACCGAGATCTGGCTACCCAGACTGCCCGTGTACAGAGCGGTGAACAGAAAGTTGGTGTTCGGCACCAAAAACTGCGCCGCTGTGTCGGTTCCGTCGGTCGCTCGCACACAGCGGAAGTTCGCAGCTCCCTGCTGTACTGCAGTCGCTACCTGCGTGGCCATATCGTACTTGCGCGCCACGATTGGACCGAAATTGTTGGCGTAATCTGCCATGGTGGCCACGATCACGGGCTGCCCTACGGGGCCCCAGCTCGCTGTGCCCACCACGCCGACTACATTGGTCGGCACGCCGTTAAGCATGAGATTCTGTGGCGGCACGATCTGCACATACAGATCAGGCACTACCAGCGCGGTGGTGTTCACGCTGCCCTGTTGGATGATCGGCATTCTTCAGCCTTTCTGCTTCGGCTGGCTCTGCGCCGGCGGTTGCACGCGCACCACGCAGGTCGCCTGCTCGGATGCCGATATGGTCGCGATCGAGGCAGCATCCCCGATCACGTCGCCCTTTACGTACGTCCCAAAAGGACGCACCACGACGAATTGGATGGTCATTGCAAACTCCTGGTCAACTGAGCAGGGTTGTCACGCTGCCCGAACCGAGTGGCGCAAGCGTTGTGTCACCGAAGATCATTGTCGGCAGCGTGTTGGAGACCGTGGTCAGGTAATCCACCGAATAGACCAGATCACGCCGGTACAACGCCGCATCCTGGCTCTGGTCGAATTCCGTTGTCCCCACGTAGCGCAGACGCCCCGAACTGCCGTCGCTGAGGGCGATGAAGCTGACCGATGACAGCGCATTATCGATCGTTGAGGCGACGCTGTCGCGCGAGGTTGGGTCCGGGCACCAGCAGCTGATCCGGAACTGCTGCAGCTGGCTGCGCGTCCAGCAAAGCACCGGTTGATCAGCCACTACGCGCGCCAACAGCAGCCCCGCGCCGGGCACCGTTACCGTCGCTCCGTTCACCAGCGCAATGCGCTGCGTGCGGATTAACTCCGCAAGCGCCGCCGCCACCAGCTCTGGCGTGTCTCCCGTCGCCGTCCGGTGGACAACCGCGAGGGAATCCACCAACAGCCCGGCCAGTTGCCCAGTCTCTGCCGATCCCGCGAAGGTCGCACTCGTTCCGGCCACGTTCACCGTCAGCGACGGCGTCGCGGTATTTGTCGCCACCAGCCCCTCGGCCCATCGCGTCGTGTTGCGTGAAGTATCCGCTTTGGGAAACACGGTGATGTTCAGCGTGCCCGCCGCCAGATCCGTCCGCAGCGACGCCGTGTTCGGCCAGCCGCGATAGATCTTCACTATCTGCGCAAGCACACCGCTGGAAGACGACCCATTCGGGTACAGGATATTGGTGATCGTCGACACCAGAGCGTTCTCGACATCAGACTGGTCGGCCATCGCCGCGAAATCTCCTTAGCTCAGGCGCACCTCGACGCGTAAGCTCGCGTTGTGTGCGCCAGCGCGCGGGCCTCAGCCGCAATGGCCGTCTATGGCATGTGTCACAGTACGGCCGTCCAGCGGAGCAACGGCAGGTTGGTCCCATCGGTGGTCGTTTCGAGGTAGCCGACACATCGGGCGTTCGGTGTCGGCTGCGTCGAGCGATAGGCGCCGATCGGGCTGTTGCTGCGGGGTAGCGGGTTGGGGATTTGCGCGACCGTCGCCGTCGGTGGTACCGTAGTGCTGTCGAGCCAGAGTGCGTACTCAGGCATCGTTGTTCTCCTTCGCTGGAATTTTCGACGGCCATGCCACTTGTCGCCCCGTTGTTTCTGTGGTGGGCCGGCAGAGCGGAGGGCAACCTGTTCAACAGGCATGTGCGATCGGAAGCGGCACGGTAATGCGCTCCAGTTGGGCCTACCTCAGGACGCCGACTGCCGCACGATCAGCCGCCAGCCCAGCTCGGTGCATTCGGCGCTGTCGACCACGCCGCTGCGGCCCAGGTCGTCGGTCATCGTGTCGCCAGGCGCCAGCGCGAGCCAGTCAAGCGGCGGCAGCAGCACCGACCACACGGCCTGTGGCAGCGTCGTTGTGGTTGCCAGTTCAATCTGCCCCTTTGCGTCTTGCGTCGCCATCGCGGCCGGCCAGCCGGTCAGCACGCTGGACGCTGTGCTGGACGTCACGCCGCCATAGGAATTTGCCCCCGCGCTCACCGGCCCGGACGGGCGCTGGAAACTCAATTTCCGGAGCGTTTGCATGCACAATGGCGCCTGCATCGGCAGTTGTGCCGCCACGAACCAAATCGCGCCATCCGCGCGCACCAGGTAATCGCCGGGTTGCGTATAGGTAGCGTCGAACACACCCTCCCATAACGCTTCACCGTAGCCGCTTGCACGCACCGCCCTGATGCGCGGCCGGTTGAACGCGGCTGGTAGCTGCAGGTAACGGTTTGTCAGTCGCAGCGGATCGGTTGTATCGGTCGGCCGATAGGCATCCGTCTTCTCGCCAGTGGCCCGCGCTGCCATCCCCAGGCCGTGCCACACCTTGGCGCTCAGCGTGCGTTCGCGCATCACACCACCAGCACCACACCGCCGCTGCCCAGCGCCGGCCCGGGTGGAACGCCCATGAAACCGCATAGCCGCCGTCGCCAGTCGTCTAACAGTTTTGTGCGGTCTCGCACCTCGTCGCGGTTATGTGTCCACACCCCCGCCTGATCGGTATCAAGGTTCTCGGCAGCTTCGGTCACCGCCCGCTCGATCCCCGACAGTGCAGGCAGGTAATGCCGCACGACTGCCTCCTCCGATGCGGACAACCACAGCAGGCGGTATTCCAGCAGCCCATACACTTGGTAATAGCGCCATCCCTGCAGCAACCCGCCCACACCGTGCGCGGGATAGCCGCAGAAGCGGCGGATCTCGGTTTTCTCGGCCTCGCTGAACGCCATGTCCTCGCCCCCGTCCCACGAACGCCGAACGCCAGCGTCAACGGCGGACGGCGCTGCCTGCGCTGTCCGCCGTGGCCCGCCGTCAGCCGATATGCTCGATCATCACCGCCCGTTTGAAGGCGGCGTTGGTTGCGGTGGGTACCGTGGTCGGCGATGTCGTGGTGTCCGACGGAGTGCAGAACCCGCCGATCCAGTACCAGGACTGCGCGATGATCTGCTGCAGCCGGTCGATCGGCTCGCGCGTCACCATCGCCACCCCATCCACTACCGAGATGATGCTGTCCTTTGGCGCCACGTCGGCCGCCGCCAGCCCGGCATAGTCGCCTTCGATCAACGCTCCCCTGCCGCACACGATCGGGCGCCGCACCACCGCGCCGGCGAGAGTCGGATGCGCCTGCACATAGGCTTCGGTCGTCGGAATGAAGCGCAGCCCCAGGAAGTCGTTGATCATCCCCTTGCGAAACACCTGGTTAGCCGAGGTAGCGCCGATGAACAGTTGCCGGAAGTCATTATCCGCGAACAGTTGCCTCGCTGAGACGGGATCGACATAGCAGTTGAACACGCCATCGATCTCCGGCACCGCGTTCAACCGTAGCAGTGCCACCGCATTCAGCAGCGACGCCATGGTCAGCGTATCACTGGTCTGCAGCGCGGTGGTGTTGCTGCGCGCGTTCGGTCGCACCACCGCGCTCGCCGTGGCCGCCGTCACGGTGTTGAGTGCGGTCGCATCCGCCACTGTCACCGAGTTGGAAAAGGTCAGCGTGCCCGAGACGCCGCCCGGCGTGGTTGACACATTTACCGCGTCGACGCTCGTCCCCACCAAGGTGTAGACATCCGACCCGACCGTCACGGTCAGTGACGCGGACCCGCCCACCGGTGTCTGCACACCGTTGACGAACGTGGTTTGGAAGCCACGTACGTCGTCCACCGCCACCGTCGGTCCGGGCGATGGTAGCGTGGTGCGCACCCACGTGTTGCCACCGAAATACGCGGCGAACAATGCGTTGCGCGCCAGCTCGTCCAGGCTGCGCGCAGCCTGCTCACCATTTGTCGCCGCGTTCAGCAGGAACTGGCTAGCGATGCCCACGCGGCTGGTCACCATGTTCAGATCTGTGGTGGCCGCGTAATGGTTAATCGTAATGGTGTACTGTTCTACACTGAAGGTCTGCGGCGTCAGCCCGTTGTCGAGGTTGGTGTTGGTCGACGGCACCACCGGCACCGTCACGCTCGGCTTAAGCCCGGCGCGCGTTTTGGTCAACGTCTCGCCGATGCCCACCGCAAACTCCTCGCGATCGGCCACGG